CTTCGCACGGGAATTTACAGTTGTCAGGTTTTGATGTGCCGTCGGTCGCAAGTTGGGAGAGGCTAGCTGCTCCGTCCCAAAACCAAAGTCGTCTAGCATTTCGCATCACGACTTCTCGCCCATTGCGCGATTCAAGCTCGCCTGCAAAAACGCCTGCTGAGTAGGTCCTGACGATTACGAATTTCATTTCTGTCTCCAAGTTGTCGGTCATTTGACAACCTCCTTGTGTCGAGAATCTCTCTGGGTTTCTTCATCCCACCATTCCCCAGCTTGTTCACGTGGCGTGCAGGGATTGGCTTTACGTTCTTCGATTAGCTGTTGGTATCGTGCTGCTTGGTCGCCATAGTCGCCCATATATGCATCGGCCCAGCACTTTTCGCAGCTCATGTCACCACCTCCTCATACGTCGCAGCGAAGATGTCGGGCTTGCAGGGATATTGTTCGCCAGCAACACCTGTGATGATCCAGTCGCCAGGACAGACGATATGCCCACCCTCTATCGTGTCGAGCCATCCGTGATGGTGCATCGTGACAGCACACTGACGGCACTGGTAATGGCCATCAATACTTGGATGGCGATAATAGCGGACGACCTCGCCCTCGCGCGCATCAACGGGCATTGCCCCAGTATCCTCGTAAGGTCGCCACACGTTGTCCTGTGGATGATCACCATTTTTGAACCATTGCGTAGCGTCAACTACGATAGGCTTTTTTCGCCATCGGCTCATTCGGGATCTCCTAGGTCAGGATTGTCGGTCATGTCACAACCTCGTAGTTCCTCGGTTGCTTCCGGTTAGCTGCCACAAGCTCGCGTGACTTTCTGATTTGCTCACGAATCAGGGCTAGAAGTTCTTGGGTGGTCACGGCTTCCCCTCCCCCTTCACGTCGCGAGGCGGCACGTCGGCGAGGGCCTCCAGTGTCTTGCGTTCCCCATCACCTAGTGATCGGATCCACTCGGTATCAGTCATGCTGAAAATAAGCGCATTACGTTTACGGTCCGAGTCGAGATCGGCTTTAACCGCATCGTAGACGCGCCATAACGCTTTGTTCTCAGCCTTGAGCAGCTTGCCCTCGGTGCAAGCTTGCTCGATCAGGTTGTCTTTGTAGCCGATGCTCTTGTCCCATTGAGCGGCAGAGGCGCGAAGTCTCTCGATCTCGCGATCATGCGTGGCCGCACAGGACTCGCAGGTCCACGACCTATCGGCGAGAGTGGGGGGGTTGGTGGTCATGCGGTGCCTACGTTGTCTTCTGGCTCCTTAGACTTCTTCTTCTTCTTCACCCACTTCTTCAGCGGCTCACATGAAGCCCTACTCGCTGTTCTTTGGGCATGTAGAGCAATCAAGAATGCATCGACTAATCCGTCATGTGGCTTAGACCTCTTGCCGATCATGAACTTATCAAGACCCATCAAACGCTGAACCTTGATGGCTGAGCGAAGCTTCGGGTCTTGAATCTTGGTGTCAATCCCACCGTGCATGTCTGCCTGCCAGCGCTTCGGCATAATCATCTCGTAGGGGATTGCGAGAGCCGCTAGAGCCATCTCGCAAAATCCTGCGTAGACGCCATAGTTCAAGATCGAGACTCGACCTTGTTTCGGCATGGCATGAGCCCGCTCTAGGAAGAAGAGGATGTCTCTCCCTTTGGCCATCTTCTCGACCAGACGAAAGAGAGATCCAGGGTCTACCTTGTCAGCGTACTTGGGCATGACATGGGCTTCGACGTATTGACCATCTTGGTCGACGATAGCTAGAGCGCCATTTTTACCTGGATCAATTGCTCCGAAGAATCTCAAAGACAAACCCTCTGTTGAAAATCAAGAACGCCTCTGACCAAGCTGTCGAAGCGCTCAGCATTAGCCCGAAGCTCGGTCGCTAGATCAACCAAGTCTTGAGCAGATCTTGGCTGACCGATTTGCTTGGCCATCTTGATGAGGTCTTCCCGCACTTGCTTGATGGCTGAGCGGTAGAGCTCTGCGTCAAGGGCGAAGTCTTCTTCGTCAGACATCTCAGAAGGGGAGGTCTTGTTCGGCCATAAGACCTGATGGCTGAGGCTTGACGGCGACAGTGGTCGAGCCATGGACCAAGGGCGCTTTAGGCTCATGGTTGTAGTCCTTCACTTCGTTGTCTGGCTCGCCAGTCTTGTAGTTCTTGGTCATGCCAACCAAGACATGGAGTGTCTTCCCAGCGAGCCTGGCCGACATGTCTTGAGATGTGTTGAAGCTCTCGGTGATACCGGCTGCTTTACAGAAGCGCTTGAACTGGCCTTTGCCGATCCTGACTGCCTCAGGGTTTTCGTTAACAGTGTTGAAGTTACAGAAGAGCTTCCTCTTCTGACCGACGACAGCAAGCTGCACAGCGATCCGGCTACCGCCAGACTGCGTGGACTTCACTGCTGCTGAGTCAATCATGACTTGGTACCAACCGGCCGGTAATGGTTCGAAACCAATGGGACCGACTTCTTCCACTTGATTCGGATCAAAGAACACAGGGCACTCCTTCGTTATTTCAGAAGCTCAAACAGCTTCGCATCCATGGGAATAGTCTCTGGCATCCTAAAGCGATTTTTCGAAACACAGCTTGGCGACTCGACACAGCGGATGACTCTCTCTCCCGATGCTCTGGCAATATTGCCTTTGCCGTCTTCCTTTTCCTGCACATAGCGAGGGATGTTGGCGAACAACACGGCATCGCTTTCTTCGATAATCACTGCTGCTGACTTCTTCTCGACACGCATGTTTACCCGCTCGTAGTTCTCGTATTGCGGGTCTTTTACAGCCTCAATCTTGTCGTGTCCGATCATCAGTACGTTCTTACCGAAAGCCTGAAGGCGCTCAAAGAGCCTCATTACCTTGCGCCATTCGACAGCCAGGAAGTCTGGCCCTTTACCCCATGGGATCTTGGGGAATGAGTCGACCCTCAGCTTCTCTTTGTCGACGGAGCTGTTGTAGGCCTCGATAGCTCTAGGCATGAGCATCTCTTCGAGGGCCGTGATGGAGTCGATAACAACTGTCTTGCAGTCACGCTTAGTGGCAAACGTCAGGCCAGCGATGAACTGGTCGTAGCTGTAAAGCCTCTGGGTTTTCTGAGCAGCGATCTCCCTAAGACCACCTTCCAGGTCGATGAAGAAGGGAGCCGGTGCAGCGGCTGCAAGCGTTGACTTGCCGACTCCGGGAGTGCCGAACAGGACCACTTTCCACGGCAAACTTTGCTTACCTTCCAGCACCTGAATCAAAAATTCATCCGGCATAGCTAACTACTCCTGTGGGGAAAGGCTTCAACCACCGCTTCAGCATCTCTGCTGCGATCAACGTGTCCTGCATGCAGTAGGCTTCGATGTCTTTCCACCGCTGCTCAGCGTGCATCTCAGCGACGTCAGATCCCTTGGCAAGCTTGCCGGGGAAGTCGATCCCAAAGGCGTAGTTATCGAGTGTCGTGGCTTGGTCGTTACGGGAGGAGAAACCGAAGATGTGGTTCACATCTCCGATGTTCCGAGTCAGCCTAAGGAAGTCTGGGATACCTAGGTTGTGGTAGAGGGCTCTCCCCACCATGAACGGCATGTCGAAGTAGTCACCGGACTTGGCGATGACGTTGGCACCCTTAGGCACCCAGTCAAAGAAGCCGTCCAGGACTTCCCTTTCGTCATCGCCGAAGAAGACCTGCCGCTTATCTGTATCCAAGTCGATGGCCCCGATGCAGATGACTTGGCCTGTCCACCAATAGAGGGCAGCCTTCTCGGTGTCCTTCTCCCTTCTCTCTTCGATGGAAGCGGCAATCTTTACCGGGTCTCTAAGGTTCGCGGCAGGCTCGTAGACTTTGCTAGCGAAGTAGGCGTCTGCTCTAGCATTTCGAACTGTTTCGATGTCAATGACGACAAACTGTTTCAACAAATCAATTGTCACTCTTAACTCCCGGTTCAGAAAACCTAAACGCATTAAGGCTTACACTTGGCTATGCTTGAGAAAGGCGGATCAAGTTCCGTCTCTTTATTCGATGAAGATGATTTTTAGTTTGTTCTGGTGTAAGAACCGGAGTGACTGAAACCTAGTTCCAGCCAAGAGTCAGTCACTCCGGCCATATCGACTTCGAGACTTTCCCAAGCCCCGCTAACCGACGAATCGAAACGATCTCTGTTTCCGTATCCAAGCTTTGTTCGCTGCAAACGTTCAAGGCTCTCAAACCACTGCTCTCAGCCGCCAATCAGAAAAAACCAACCTCTGGTCAGACCCGTTCAACACGGTGAATCTGACTACCAGCATTTTTGCGCATTCAGAAGTCTTTTTTCTGATCGATAAGTATTGCCAATAATACCGTGAGGTTTAGCTATGAGAGCCGTATATTCCGTCCGGTCAAAAGGGGCTAGTGGTGGCTTGTTGACCGGATTTGTTGCAGCAAATCTCGACCTAATTTTGCGAAAGCGCGGCATTTCTCAGCGCGAATTCTCGAAACGGATTGGGACATCGGAGTCAACCGTATCTGAGTGGCTAGCCGGAAGGCGTCTGCCCAGAGACGGTCATTGGCCCAAAATCCTGGGTGTCCTCTCTTGCGAGATAACGGACCTGACAGGAAACCCAGCATTGGCCAACACTGGAGACCGAGACCCTGTCGTTCGTTTCCTCCGCAAGCAAGCCAACGAGCTCGGCTATGACTTACGGAAACTACGAACCAAGACAGACGATTAGCGTTACACCGACCAGGCCTGCGACATCGAAGACTTTTCGGTGAGACAACATTGCGAGTCTTGACACTCTCTCGCCTTTCGTCGTAACTCTGATCTCGCCAATCCAATAAGCCAGCCTCTGGTCTCGCTGCAAACGAGCCAGAGGCAAACTCTTTTGAACGCCAAGTTCCTTCCCTTGAGGTTCCCCCTTTGTCGTCTGACGAAGGGTGGACCTTTTTGTCGTTTTAAGCCGGAAAACAGGCTGATTTGGAGGCAAGCATGAGTTGGGTGATGGTGCAGCCGGATGCTCCCAAGAGAGCGAGGTTGGTTGACGCTGACATGGAATGGTGGCCTGGAACAACACTCGGAAAACTTGTGATGATCTGGGGAGAATCTCAATCTCTGAGACTGACGCATGCTGGACCGAGAAGAATTCTCCTTTGGGCCGAAATCCTTCCCGGCGAAGAAGCCGACAAATGGCTGGCCTGCCTTGTCTCCAAAGACATACACTTCCTAGAACCCTCAGACCCAGACCTCAAGATTGTCGGAAATGACGCTGAAATAGCGAAGATTCTGCGTCGAATTGAGCGTGGAACGAAGGGCGGAAAAGCCAGCGCTGCCAGCCGTCATCACATCGATGACCCACTTGAAGTTCAACTCGAAGTTCAACTCGAAGATGAACTCGAAGTTCAACTCGAAGTTGAAGCACGAGTGCACCCTAAACCTAAACCTAAACCTAAACCTAAACCTAAACCTAAACCCGAAGACAAATGGCCACCTTCGGTGTCCTTGGCAGAACCGGCGGCAAAAGAAATCCGGTCTCTGGCAGAACTTTGGAATTCCAAGAAGAGCGCTCTTCAGCCAGGTGTGAATCTTCGGCTCTTGAAACCCAGCCAGGCAAAGTGGCGTTCTGCTAATGCTCGGCTCTCTGAGTTTCCCGACATGGCTTATTGGCAGACCGTCATCGAGACGATTGCCACGAGTGATTGGTGCAACGGGAAGAACTCCAGGAAGTGGCTTGCCGACTTCGAGTACCTCGTCAGGCCTGAGACCCACGTCAAAGCGAGTGAGGGTCAGGCACCGTTCAAAGCGAAGGCAAAGTCGTCACCGTCAATGAGGGTCTTCAGCGAAGGAGACTTCGCATGACCGAGACTCTTATCGGCGAGATTGTGCTGGGCATGATTCTCCAGGAGAGTGCCAACCTGGAGAAGGCGATTGCCTCAGGTCTCAAGGCTGAGCACTTCTCGGACTTCGACCAGAAAGTTTTTCAAGCGATCTTGAAAGCTGAGTCGGAAAGTCTTGGCGTCAGTCTTCGGAGCATCCAGACGCTTCTGCCTGACGAAGTCTCTCAGGCCATTCTTTGCCGCTACGTTACTCAGGCACCTCTGACTCAGAACGTCGGCTACTACGTCCAAGAGCTCCTGGCTGCTCGTTGGCAGGAGAAGACGCTTCGTCAGCTCCACGACACTCACCACCGAGTTCTCCACAGAAAGCCCTACGAGCCTGTCGATGCACTTAGGCTTTCTGTCGCTGCCTTGGCACAAGACGCCAGCAGTGGGGAGAGTCGGAAGAAAGTTTTCACTGGCCAAGAAGTGGCTGACCTTGTCTTGCTGGATGTCGAAGCTCGGATCGAAGCGGCTAAGGCTGGCGGCCTTGTCGGCATTCCGACCGGCTTCAGAACTCTCGACCGGATTATCTACGGCTGGGAGAGTGGAGCGCTTTACACGTTGGGTGCTCGGTCACGTATTGGCAAGACAACGGCCGCGGTCAACTTCGCTGTTGCAGCAGTTGAGGCTGGCTTCACGACAGCACTCTTCACTGTCGAGATGTCGGCTAAGCAGATTGGCAAGAAGGGAGCTTCTCGTATTGGCGAGTTGGATTCTTCTCGCCTCATGTCGGGGAAGATGCCTGACTCAGAACTCGATGCTCTCTATGCGTCTTTGAAACGCATGGCGTCTTTGCCCTTCGTCTTTGTCGAAGCGGGAAGTTCTTTCGAAGCGTTCGCCATGGAAGTCAGACGCCTTAAGCGGACTCACGGCATTCAGTTCGTCATCCTCGACTACATCCAGCAGATGTATCTCACCGAGAGAAAGAGTGGGAGTCGCACCAACGAGCTGACGCAGATCACCTCGGAGATAAAATGGCTGGCGAGAGATCTCGACATTCCGATTCTGATGTTGGCGCAGCTCAACCGCAAAGCCGACGAAGAAGATGCCTCTCCCAGTCTCTCGCACTTGAAAGACTCGGGCTCTCTCGAGCAGGACTCCGACACAGTTCTGTTTCTCTGGCGTGAAGACGACGGCTTTGAGAACGGCTCGCCTCGCTACACCTACTGGCTCGACGTCGCTAAGAACCGCCATGGCATGGAAGGTCGCATCCCTTTGGCTGCTGACCTGGCCAGAAACTATTTCGGCGAGAGGACGCCATGACGGACGAAGGCGAGATGAAAACATTCGCAAACGAGATCATGGCGGCTGGCTACCGTTTGCAATCTCTTTCGGCCGACTTGGCTTCTGACCTATTGGCCATCGCTACCATCGGCAATCAGTACGCGGTGAGAAGCGAGAAGCATAAAGCCATCCTCGATGACGCCAAAAGGCTGATGCTCGGCGGAGGAGATCCGGCCAAGGTCTATCTCGCTGGGAGCAAGAAGCTACGTGCGACTTGGCCAGACGCTGATGCTTACGGAGTCGCTCTTGTTGCTCTCCGGCATGTAGTCTTTGGGGAGGGCTCGACATGAAAGTTTGGGCGATCTTTGTCAGCTGCCTTTTGTTCGCCGGCATCAAACGGCTCACTTGCAGTCACGAGTGGCAGAGCCAAATCAAAGGCGAGCTCGGCTTCACCTACCTGCTGCAAACCTGTCGGCGGTGCAAAGCAGTGAGAGCAAAAACGAACGGCCTCTAAATAAGAGGCCGCTCTGGAACCATGGAATGCGCTGGAAAGAAGTCGGACGAGAGAAGCGAGAACTGAAGAACTGGGAAACGATCATGGGAGGAACGAGATGAAAAAGAAGAGCGGCAATAGTCATGGTGGGGATGAGTCGACCACCGGAGAAGTTTCTCCGTCGCTGTCACAGCGAGCCAGCTTGCCTGGAATCGACGAGGATTCGAAATCCAGGGGAAGCCAGGGTAGCGGTCCTGAAATTGAAAAAAAGGGGCTCAACCTACCCAAAACGAACGAGGCCGCTGATGCTGAGCTTGAGGCGGCATGGAAGATCAAGCTGAAGGGTTTTGGTAAGTGGGAGTTGACCAGAGTCCAGTCGGTCGTGCCGAAGTGCCTGAAGCTCTACAAGCGAGCGGTTCTAGGCAGAGCCTCTAAAGCTGGCGCTATCAAGTCTCATTGCCAGCACTGCGTTGGCTGGTCCGACCTCCCGGCAGCAGTGAGGGATTGCACGGCTACGGCTTGCCCACTCTATGCCTACAGGCCCTACCAGAAGAAAAAGAAGGTGGCTAATGGCTGAGCGAGGATCAAATCACGCACAGATTCTTGTGCTAGTCTGACAAGACACCAGCACAAATCAAAAGTCGGAATGGGGCAAGGCTTCGGGACCTATCTCGGGCCACCGAGACTTCTAGGTCTTCCCGCCTTCTGCCTTGATCCCCCATCCTGCCTTCGGCGGTCTATGACACTCGACCATGTCATCAGGCAGATCAAAGCCAGAGTCGTCCTGATGGACGGCTTGATAGACAAGGCCGATTGGGTGGCAGTCATCGAGACGGCTGAAGAACTCATAGCTCTGGAGCGCCAGAGGTACGTCATCAGCCAGTCTATGGCCGACTGACCCTCACTCGAGGTAAGTGAAGCGGAAAGTCAGGTCGTCGACAGCAGCGTAGTCGCACCCACCCACGTCGACACAGACGATGACCATGTAGAGGTCGGCTGAGCCCTTGCCTCCCAGCAGCATGGCGGGAGACTTCGTTGCCTGGGAGTTAGATGCCGTGTCGACGTAGTCGGCCTCAGCAATAGCGTAACGACCAATGAAGTTAGCTGTCGCTACAGCATCAGTGAAGCTGACAGCAGCATTGTCAGCCGATGCCAGAGTAGGTTGAGCGTTGAAGAAGAGAAGCTGGAGGTCATGCTTCAGCTTGGCGTTGTCGATCACCGCCAGCGTTCTAAGGTCGATCACAGTCGAGCTGTCAGTGAGGATGCTAGGCAGCTTGGTGTAGGTGCCTATCTGGTCGCCTTGGACATAGGCGTCTGCTGTGATGACCGGCGTCACAACCAATGACCTGGCTCTCAGAGCGTCAGCCTTTAAGTCAGTGGCGCAAAAGAGAAGGGCCAGGATTAAGCCAAGCTTCATGGGATTCACTCCTAAGGGTTGGGATGCCAAAGGCTACCCCTTCTCAGGCTCCTGAGTCACTAGCTCCCAGTGCGGGTAGTCCTTCCAAGTCTTGAAGTCCCCTCCCCACCTAACCCTGATATCAAGACGGGTAGCAGTAAGCTTGATGATGGCCGAAGCTTCTACAAACCTGTCGATGTCATGCCAGTCGACAGGACAAGGGACACAGTCGACAGCCAGGCTCGGCAGAACGTTATGCTTACTCTTTGGCCATTGAGTCTCGGAGAAACCATCTCTGAGAGCCTTGTCCTGGTCAGCTCGGCTTCTATGGCCACAGATAATTGCTAAGTCGACTTCTCTGATGACTTCTTCGAAGAGTCTTTGAAGGTCGACGTGACAAGTAATTAGATTGGCACGAGACCTAGCCGAGAAGATTGGCACAAGGCCTCCTGTCTGATAGGCAGGAAGGATGACTTACCAATCAAGCCTAGCACCGAAAGAAACTAAGCGTCAGGATGGTCTTTTAAGATTCGCCACACAGACTGCCTAGAAACCCTGGCAGTGTGGGCAATCATAGTTTTGTTCATGCCATTCTGATGGAGCTCAAATATCAGCTCCTTTTTCTTCTCAGAGAGAAAAGGCCTCCCAAACTTCACGCCTCTTCTACGAGCCGCTTCTACGCCAGCTCTAACGCGGCTAACAATGGCATCCCGCTCAATCTCAGCGATCTCGGCAAACGCAGCCAGCATCGTCAAGCGGAAGGGAGAGTCATGCTCTAGGTTGAGAATCGGCTGGCTCGTAGAAACGAAGCTAATGCCGAGCTCGTTCAAGTCCATGATGGTCCGAAGAGCCGTATAAGTCGACCGAGTCAGACGGTCTAAACGGTAACAGATGATCGTGTCGAAAGCCCCAGCTCGAGCTTCTTCTAGCATCGTCTGGAAGCCTGGACGTCCATTGTCAGCACCTGATCGACCTTCGTCCTGAAACTGACGGATGTTCTTAGGTCTCTTCTCTACCGGGAGAGCTCTGATCCACTTCTCTACTGCGTCAATCTGTGACAGTAGATCCTGCTTATCAGTAGAGCAGCGATAATAGATGGCAATGTTTTTCATGGTGGCTCCTAGTTTGTTTGGGATGCCTTCTCTTGAGAGATTCTAGTCAGTTACTCCATCTATAGTGGGAGCCGTTGGTGCGACCGTTTCAATCCGGTAACCAAGACGTTTCAAGACCTCTAGTTGAGACTTAGTAAACGTAACGATGTCGGCAAAGAGAGCAAGATCACGTGCTGTGACGTTCTCAGGGTAGTAACGATCACGGCCATAAGCAGAGCGAACACTGATTTGGATGGTTCCCATACAGAATCCTCGGCAAAGAGAAACCCTCTAATTGAATCAATTGGAGGGTTATATAGAGAGTGTCAGGAGAAGGGAAGCGGTTAGGTGATCCAGCCGATACGGATAGAGACGTGGTAGGTAGCATCGCTATCCTCAGGGATGGCGAAGGCTTGAAGGTCTTTTGCAAGGTTCCCTTCTATCCAAGTCTCAGCATCGGCCATAACAGCATCGTTCCAATGGTGATCATGGCTCGCTAGCTCTAGGGCTTCATGGCCTGCTTCATAAGGGGTAGCGCCAATGCCAGTGAAGCAAAGGTCATATTTAGTTAGAGAGACGACGCAACCTTGGAAAAAGTCTGGATGCTCTAGGCCGTGGTCTAGGAATTCGAATTTGATGACGAGCATGGGCTTGGCTCCAGTTTGTGGTGAGCGGTTAGTTCGACTCGAAATCTGCGACAGCTTCCTCAAGCGTCCTGCCGTTTAGCTTTCCGATGTGCCACCAAACGCCGTTTTTGAACTCGTACACGCTACCGTATTGGTCAGATCTATAGTCGACGCCCTGGACAGTTATGCAGTTCATGGTTGGCTCCGGGTTGTGGTGAGCAGTTAGGTGAAAGTTAGGACTGGATGGAATCCCATAAAATTGTGGCTCCGTGGGACTCCATTTCGCCGCTCACGGATAGGTAACGGCCCTTGAAGGTGCAACCGCCACCGTCTGAAAGCATTGAGGAACTCTCGAATTCAAGCAGGGTAGTTCCAAGCAAGGCCTGAAGATCGGACCATGGCATATCGAGGTTATCGATGAGGACTCTGTCGCCTCTGTAATCAGAGGACGTTTTATATACGCGGTAAAGATTAGGCATTGGCTTGGCTCCAGATTGTGGTGAGCGGGTTAGGTGAAAGTTAGGACTGGATGGAACGGATCAAATGGAAGCCTTCTTCGCAGCTTTGACAGGCTTCTCCTTTGGCCAAGACGTTCGGCCAGTCTCAAAACTGATTTTGTAAGCGACAGGCTTATCGACATGACGGCGGACACAGAAGTCGAAGTGAATGACCATTGGGCTAGGTTTCCATCTGAAGGGATTGGTGGGAACGGAGAGACGTGAGAGCATCTTCGATGCCAATTGGTGCGATGGTGTAGCCGTCAAAGAAGTAGATGGCTGAGAAGTCTTCAGCGATAACCTTGACGTTGAAGGCCTTCGCTCTGTCGCACCATATGAGACGCGTCCCATGTAGGCCTACGAGCCAAAGGAACGGATGGCGAAGCTCGGTGTAGCCGACACTGTCAGGAGCTTCACGCCTCTGACTCATGCCAATGGCGTCGTGGTAGAGGTCGCTATGGAAGACTTGGATTCGAGAGATGGAGGCTTTGACCATCTCACCGAAGATGGTCTGAGGAGAGGCGTAGCGAGTCATAGGCTAGCCTCCGTAGTACTGTTTAGGGTAGCGACTAGGATGATTAGGATCATTGGGAATGGCTCTCTCGTTTGAAGGGTTGATGGCAATGAGTAGTCAGGCTTTGGCTCTCTGCTTAGGGATCATGCGGACACCAGCCTTGCGCAACACGGCACGCGCAACCTTATTACCGTTGCGAATCGCAGCAGTTAACTCATAGCGCGAGGATTCGGCGAGTCGGGCAAAATCATCGGTTTCGAGATATGCCTCCTCGATACCGCAATATCCACACTCATTGAGGTATAAAATTGCTAGTACTAATTCCGTTTGGTCTGAATCGAGTGTGTCCGATTCCACGCATAGGAATTTTGCCAGATTCTCGGACCAAGTAGATTTATACTGGTCGATCGTCTCGTTCTGATATTCCATCTCGCGCTCGCTATAGTCGCTATCGTCTAACACGGGATAGTTGTCATAGCGACCGAGCTGCGCCAAAAGCATAACTAGCTTGTCTGTAGCTGATTTATGCACGTGAATCTGCTCAACCCAGCCACATGCCCAATGGCCGATCCGGACTACTTCTACGATTCCATCTTGCTCGCCGCCCAGCTCGTCAAGTGACGCGGCAAAATTCGATTGCGTGAGCAAGTCAGAGTCACGATACTGCGCAAATCCAACTACCCAATCAGATAAATCAACGCCACGGTAGTTTGTGGCTGAGTCGAGCGCGCCCATACCAAGGCCTGGTTTCCAACCACGTTCGGCAATAAGCGTCTGAAGATCTTGTGGGGTAATCATGATTGGTTGCTCTCTCGTTTGAAGGGTTGAAGGTCTGGGTTCAAGAAATCCAAGCTTGCGTTTCATAATTGAAGAAGAGATTGCGAGGCAGGAGGTTCACCCCTTGAGCTTTGGCTTCGTCTCGAAGAAGGACGCGGTCTGCGTCACTGAGGGCGTCTATGAGGCCCGTGACAAGTAGGACCTGCTCCGGGCAGGTAACGTTGGTGGCCATAAGGACGCGGAGGAGCGATTGAAGGGCGATGGTCATTGGCTTGGCTCTCTCGGTTGAGGTTTGGTCTGTCTACTCGGCTTGAGTAGATGCCTAAGCCATTGCATTGAGCAGGCCAGTTGAGACGCTTAGGCAGAGAGTAATGAATACAAAGAGATAGGCTGAAAGGCATGAGGCAGTAGGTGTCTAAGGGTTAGACAGGTGACTAGGTAGTAGACGTACTTGAGAGGACAGTTAGGTTAACTAACTGAGATCACTCAATAGTCTTTGGTACCTATTGACAAGTAGCTGTAATATATAGGCTCATGCTAGTGACGGACCTTGACGGACTGTAATGCCTCTCTATGCAATGGTCTGATTAGACCTGTTGGCTCTCGCTTAGGATCCTCGCCGGAAGGCTTGAAGGACTAGGGCTAGAGAGGCATGGGTAGAGCTCGGAGAGAGAGAGAGGAGGATAGAGAGAGAGAGAGAGAAGAGAGAGAAGAGAGAGAGGAAGGAAGGAAGGAAGGGAAGGGAGAGGAGAGGAGAGGAGAGGAGAGGAAGGTTGAGAGGCTTGAAAGGGTTGAGAGAGAAGGGTTTGAGAGGAAGTCAAGTAGATTCAGCAAGTCAGCCGAAAATAAATGGGACTTGGTAAAAAACCAAGGCCCCTCCCAGGTAGACTGTCACTACCCAATACCTGGTTACCTAATCAGGTTAGATAGTTATACCTCGTCTAGCGTGTATAGAGAGTGAGTGTTTAAGTTACACTATGTTGATAACCTAGTGATTGGATGACATAACTCTCTGTACTTGCTCACACAATAGAGATGCTTAGAGATAAGGCAGTCAGCTAGGCTGGTGCTAGATCTCTAAGCTAGTAATTTCAAAGACATAGGGGGGTGAGGGTGAACTTGGACAGTGAGTATGAATCCTACCTCTGTGGATTTTCGCTCACACCAAATCTCAAACCTCCCCTCTCCCCTTACTTTCTTAAAATCAAAGCCTCACTCAATGACTTCCCCATCAACTCTCTCTGCCTTCACTTTCTTTGGTTACGAGTTTTTCTCTCTCCAAGAGAGATGCGAGAAGGAGAGCCTTTCTCTCCTCTTCACTTCAGAGTCAGAGGGAATGATCTCAGTGCTCCGTAAGGAGCGAGTGTTAGTGGCTCATGGTCTTGGTTACGGCTTTCTAACGGCTGAGGTTATTCGCAGAGTCAGTGAGTCATTGAGTGAGGTTTTGGGGAGAGAGGGTAGTGGTTGTGTCTGTGTCTGACTCTTTCTCAGGTTTAGTGGGCTTCACTGTTATTGACTGTGACGCTTTCTCTCTTTCTTTGGTCCCTGCTCTTTTCTTCTGGCCTGTGACGATTGAGGAGGATGGGATGCGTTACACGTTCTGTCTTTGCTTTGGAATTGGGAGGGTGAAGTGAACTTCGGCATTCAAGTTGTTAACGGCTTCTGTTTCGGCCTCGGGCTAATCCTGTCATGTTTGTCGGAAGGCATGTGCTGACGAACGCATGACGGAGAATGTTCCTTGACCCAAGTCACTTACCGCTTCCGTTGTCACACTTGTCCTTTCACTAGGGACTACGGTGACCGTGTTGCTCTACCTAGCGAGTGTCCGATGTGTGGCAAAGGTGCCAGACAACGTGACACTTCGGCGGTCTTGAAGAAGCCAGGCTTTCTTCCTGCTGTTCCTAAAGAAGATTGGAGGCACTAAGTGAGTTTGACGTCTATTGCTCCGGTAGATCCGGTGATGCCTGATGAAGAGGTTGATCTTTTCTCGAAGGAGGGGTCTTACTCGCTCTTTCGTCTTCTCAATTCTTGTCCAGCGGCTCAGCGGGCGGTTGAAGAGCTTCCACCTGAGCTGCTGGAGAAGACTGAGAATGAGCTCCTTCGTCGTCCTGACGATGTGCAGAGGAGGGTGAAGATCAGCTTCTGGAATGAGTTCAGGCGTTGTCAGCGTGTGAAGCAAAGCCACATGGTGCTATCGAACATTCAGTTCGGCGTCTGCTCTATGAGCTACTGGCAAAAGCAGGTAGTGGGACGTCCAGAGATCTTGGCTTGGGTGATTACCCCGCCAACGGCTGAGATCCTTGTCTGGCAAGAACTCCTAGAGTTGGGTCACAAGAAGCTTCGCAAGGTCTTGAAGCTCCCTTTGGTCGAGAAGCGTTACTGGAAAGACAAGACTGGTGAGCTTCACTGCGAGAAGCGGACGAACGTCTCTCTTGTGAAAGAGATCAGGGCCATTGTTGAGGGTCTTCAGAACCGTCTGCATGGTGCTGTTGTTCAAAGGCAAGAGATCCAATCAAAGAACGTGAACATCTCACTCACTGACCAAGGATCTAGGTCGATCTCTTCTGAGATGGATGAGATCAAGGCGATGCTTGGTCGGATCGAGACGGTAGCCAACACGATGCCTGAGCTAGAAGAAGGCGCGATCATCGACGGCACCATCATCCCTGAGGACAAAGAAACGTGACCTGGCTCGAGAACGCCAAGACTTTCTACAAAGAGGAAGGTGAGTTCATGGAACGTGAATGCCAAGACACACAAGAGATGGTCATCGACCATTTATGCTTAGAGCTAGACACCATCAGAGACATCCGAGACCAGCTTCGCTCTCTCAAGCCTGAATCGAGGAAGAGGGTTTGGTTCTTCGTTGATGATCTAATCAAGCAAGGCATTGGGGAGTGAAATCCCAGAGACCACTGTCTACATCTGAGATGCGTCTTCTGGCTGAGAAGCGGAAGACACTTATTCTGAGGCAAGAGGAGTTCAAAGATGGGCTTCCATTCCTCTATGGGCACAAGTGGTACTTCTGGCAGCGTGCTTTCTTCGAGAGCGCTGTCCCTATGCGCCTCTACTCTTGTGCGAATCAGGTCGGAAAGTCGGTGGTCCATCTGTGGGACAAGATAAACAGGTCAACCAACCTAGAACTCTGGGAAACACTCTGGCCAGGACGGAAGCCGGACCTTTTCTGGTACTGGATGACCGACGAGCTGACGATTGACCGTGAGTTCAATATCAAGTGGCTGCGTTGGCTCCCACAGGGTGACTTCAAGAATTCGAGGCAATACGGCTGGAAGGTAGACGGCAAAGAGAAGAACGGTAGATGGCATGAGGTGAAGGGCATCATCTTCAACTCAGGCGTCTATCTTCAGTTCCTGGCCTTCGCTAAGTCGACGATCAACGTCCAGTCAGCGACTGTCTGGGACATGGGGTGTTTTCCTGCTGGAACGCCGGTAAGCACACCAAACGGTCCTGCTCCAATAGAGAGTCTAAAGGTTGGCGATCTCGTAATGAGTTCGTCTGGGCCACAGAGGGTTGAGAATGTCATGCGCCGCCAAGCTGACGTTATCAGTCGATCCTTCTCGAATGGAGAGACGGTAACCGCTACTGGCAATCATCCATTTTGGACAGAGAACAGGGGTTGGATACCATTCGAGGAGTTGAGGAATACTGACGTCTCACTTACAGTTCTTGGAACAGACGTACATGTTCTGTCGAATGCCGTCATACCCTTAGAGTCCAAAGTCGAGGTCATCAACCTCACTGTAGCTGACTCGCACACCTACTTTGCTCATGGCATCTTGGTCCATAACTGTGACGAAGAGATGCCGGTGAAGTTCTGGGATGAGGCCTACCAGCGTCTCTCTGCGACTGGTGGCTACTTCTCTGCTGCTTTCACTGCGACTCTTAACCAGCCTATGTGGTGGAGAGCTCTCGAAGGTGAAGGTGCCTCCGAGATGTTTACCGATGCCTTGAAGATGCAGATCGGTAAGCGTGATTGCCTCGTCTTTGATGACGGCTCTCCAGGTCTCTACACCGAAGAAGAGATTCAAAAGCAGGAAAAAGCATGTTCCAGTGAGGCTCAGAAACTTCGCCGGATTGAGGGCAAGTTCGCTCCTGAATCTGGAAGGAAGTACCACGCCTTTGATCCGACAAAGCACTATGTGGAGCCAAAGACCATTCCGGCTGACTGGTTTCGCTACTCAGCCGTCGATGTTGGCTCAGGTGATAGCGGTGAAAAGAAAAAGAGAAAGAACCACCCGGCAGCCTTCTACTTCGTTGCTGTAAGACCTGATTTCCGTCTGGGCTACGTCTACAAAGGCAGGCGCTTAGACGACGAGCAGACGACTGCTGGCGACGTCTACAACTCTTATGTCGTCGAACGTAGCTCAGACCAGATGACCGTCGAGAAGTACGACTACCACTCGAAAGACTTCCGCATCATCTCGGATAGAAACAGCGAGAGCTTCGTCGAAGCCGATAAGAACCATGCGAGAGGCGAAGAGGTGGTCAACACCCTCTTCCAAAACGACATGCTCTTTCTCTTCGATACCCCTGAGATCAGGAAAGTCGGCGAAGAGATGCTGACCTTGATGCGAGATACGGACAAAAGATCCGCTGTCGATGATGCGTGCTTCTCAGGTGACACCCTCATTGCTACGGAAACCGGCCTAAGGAAGATAGAAGACGTCCTTGTTGGAGACCGCGTTTTGACTCGCTTTGGCTGGCGTCCAGTCACTGCCAAATCGGTCCGGAAAGGATTTACTAGGCTCTATCGGTGTGGGAAAAGGCACGTCCGAAGCACCGAGAACCACCGCTTCTTCGATGGCACTTCCTTCCGCTCAATCGGCTCGTTCGACAAGCAAGATCAGTTTGAGGAGTTGAGACTTTGGAACTACGTCAAAAGTCTAAGGCCGAAGTCGTCACCTTCAACGGCATCAAATTCAGGCGCTATCCAGCATCCCCTTTGGCGGCTCCTTGGCACAGTTCTCCAGATGGCTTCGCTCAGCATTCAGCAAACGGCAAGAAGATTTGGGCTAATGCTCAAGTTCAGAACCTCCTTTGCGAACATTGCAGCAAGCCTTTCAGTACCAAGGTCATGCACAGCAAGTCTCGCTTCTGCTCAAACGCCTGCAAGTCTTCTTGGAGACGACATGCGGGTCTGGATGAAGAGAAACGTATGTGTAAATTTTGTCGGAGCGAATTCTCGGCGAACAAGTACGCAAAGACCGCAAACTGCTCTTCCCAATGCTCTCAGCGTCAAAGGTTCAGGAAGGACTGAGCCAGTCTTCAACCTGACGGTAGGTGAGCACCACGAGTACTTTGCCAACGGCATCTTGGTCGCAAACTGTGATTGCGTCCGCTATGCCACCGTCGACATCCCCTGGGACTGGACAATGATCCAAGGGAAAGCCCCAGACTCCACCCAGAAGAAAGTGCGGAGAGCCCTAACAGAGGAAGAGCAACATGCCGAGGAACTTAAGCAAAGAGGATCTCTCGACGACGAAGAACAACGAGAAGATTGGGGCTTCACAGAAGAAATCGCCTTCTGGAACGAGCAGATGGAAGGCACCTGAGCTTGACAAGACTCTTACTCAGACGTCAATCTATAAGCTAATCAAACTAGCAAGTGAATGCGGCGTCTCTCGATTGAAAATCGGAGACCTTGATGTCCGCTTTTATTCAGGCTCTCCACGCCAGGTAGAGTCGCTCCCCGATAATTCAGACTACGCTGACTCCTCCGCTAGGGACTCAGCACCGATAGGCGAGGGCCAGAGTCCTCCCAGGGTGCCTAGAGACCTTGTGGAGAAATTCGCCGAGGAGCAGCAGCTTCTCGATGATCCCGTCGCCTTCGAGACACGGCTGATAGATCAGCACCTCCTAGGTTTGGCGGGGATGGATGAAGAAACATAGCGTTTCGGAGCTGAACAATCTTTACGACGACGGCGAAGCGGTAGACCGCGAAGTCTTCACTGAGATGCGCTCCAACGTCATGCTCCTGGCCGGTGACCACTACTCCAAAAAAGATCGTGACAACGACTACCGCGATAAGTCGGCCAGAGCGTCTGAATCGCTGAAGCTCCGACTGGTCAAGAACCATGTCCATAAAGTCGTTCGTCACTACGGCACATCGATCCTGGCCAATGCGCCTGGAGTCGTCTGTATGCCTCAGAACGACACAGACCTTCAGGACCAAAAAGACGCTGATCTGAACCAAGCGGTCTACACCCAGCACAAGGTCGACTACCGTTTGAAAGAACGCTACCGTCAGTGGGCACTGGACTTCTCGGCTGTCGGCGAGCTCTGTGTGTTCCTCAGGTGGAACCCTGACAGCGGCCGGATCATCGGCAACGAGCAAGCGGCTGACGAAAACGGTCAGCCACTCTTCGACCAAACGACTGGAGAGCCTCTTCCTGACGAAGAGAAGCCGGTCTTCGAAGGTAAGTTCGAGGTGGAAGACATCTTCCCAGCCAACCTCTTTCGGGATTCTTGCTCCAAGTCGATGCGGGACTCTCCTTGGCTAGGCGTTAGGAAGACCGTTCAAAAGAAGAAGCTGGTCGAGCGCTACAAAGACGACGAAGAGAAGATCAAGTCGCTCTCGGGCAGTGGCAAAGAAGAGTTCGTCGTCTTCGAGCCCATGCGATCGAGCTACAAGAAGACGCAAGACGAAGTCCTGATAAAGGAATTCTACTTCCGTCCATGTAGGCAGTATCCAGAAGGCTACTTCTACATCATGGCCTGTGACACGGTGCTCGAAGAGGGCCCTCTACCCTTCGGCATCTTCCCGATCCTTTGGGGAGGCTTCGACGAGTTTCCAACCTCGGCTAGGGCACGTTCGATCATCAAAGTGATCCGTCCCTATATTGCCGAGATCAACCGCGCTAGTTCCCAACTCGCCATGCACCAAATTACGATTGGTGATGACAAGATCCTCTATCAGAAGGGGAGCAAGCTTGAACAAGGCGCTCTCCTGCCTGGCGTTAGGGGTATCTCCTACCAGGGTAGAACCCCTGAGGTACTGCCCGGTAGGGACGGCAGTCAGTTCCTGGCCTACATCCAAGCCCAGATCGCTGAGATGTATTCGGTCGTCATGCTCAGCGAGCTGACCGAAGAGAAGATGACTCAGCTCGATCCGATGACGCTCCTCTACAGAGCAGCGAGCCAGCAACAACGCTATGGCCTCTACGCTGAGAAGTTTGAGCAGTTCCTAATCGACTTCGTCACCACTCTCCTCGAGATGTCCAAGAACTACATGCCGGACTCGGCTGTGATCCCGGCTATCGGCAAAGGCGAGCTCATCAACCTCGAAGAGTTCAGGAAGACGACTCCGTTTCGTTACCAGATTCGCCTGGAGCCGAGATCCGACACCATCGACAGCATGCTTGGTCGTCAGATCACCTTCCAGAACGTCCTCCAGTACGTCGGCAAGAACCTCGACAAAGACGAACTCGGTAAAGTCCTCCAGCAGATGCCTTGGGCCAATGCCAAAGAAGCGTTTGCCGACTTCACCATCGACGACGAGAACGTCAAAAACGACATGCTCGCCATGGAGAGGGGTCAATATCCCCCGATCGGCAAAGCCGACAATCCAGCCAAGATGCTTAAGAAGCTTGAGAGTCGGATCAGGAAGCCAGACTACCGCTTCCTCGATCTTCAGATTCAACAACTCTATGACAGACGCATTCAAGAGTACGTCGAGCTTCAAGCTCAGCAGCAACAGAAGATCCTGGCTGAGCAGTCTGAGTACATCCCCATGGATGGTCCAGGCGTCAAATGCGACATGTACACAGAAGATCCAAACAACCCTGGTGCCTCTGCCAAAAGAGCCATGTTCCCTCAGAACTCTCTTGGCTGGCTGAAGAAAAGGCTTGAGGCACAAGGAGCCTCACTCTCTCAACTGGGCTCTCTAAGTCCAAATGTGCAGGCAGATTTGGCAGATCAACGGATGACGATGAACGGCGGCATGCCAGGAGGGGGAACGCTACCCCTTCCACCCGGTGGACCCGGTAGCATGCCTCCACCAATGGCCATGTAGGCCAAGGAGCAACGATGACTATTCAGACCAGCGGTGCAGAAGAAGTCCAGGCCTCGGAACCCACTACGCCTAGTGTGACATCAGAGCCTACTGAAGGAGCCGATCCATCGGCCTCTTCAGAAGATTCTGGTGATGCTGGTCAGGGAGGTGCAGTAGTGCCTCCTCCCTACCAGCCCAACCTGACGTTCAGAATGAGAGACCCTTCCAGTCACCGCCAAGTTGAGAAGAAGTTCGACGACTGGATTCATGGAGTCGTCAAAGACCCTGAGACTGAGAAGAAAGTCAGAGAACTCCACGAGAGAGCCTACGGCCTTGATGCCGTGAAGAGTGACCGTGAGAGGATCAGTGGCGAGCTTCAACAGACCAAGCAACAGATCCAGCAGCAGTACCAGCCGGTCATGGAGACCGTGCAGCAGGTCGCTCACTTCCGAGACCAAGGTAACTTCGATGCCGTCTTCAAGCTAATCGGCATTCCTCAGCAAGAGGTCTTCAAGTGGGCTTACCAGTTTGCGACGTCTAGCCCAGAGGCCAGAGCGCAGCTAGAGAAGAATGCTTCGGCAGGTATGGAGGCCTACGGTGCTCAACACCAGATGTCTCGTGCTCAGCAGGACTCCATCCAACAGGCAACCGACTTCAAGCAAAGAGAACTCGGTCTCCTCATGCGCTACGACACTCAAGTTTCAGGTGCTGCTGCCGACTTCGATGATCATCACGGCAACGGAGCATTCATCGAGCAGATCAAGCGCACTGGCGACTACTACTGGCGGATGGGACAAGACATCTCGGTAGAGCAAGCCGCACGTGAAGTACTAAAGCTAATCGGCAAAGCCACGCCAGCTATGCCTCAAGGCCAGGCCCATGCTCAGGTCCCCGGACAGGGACTTCAGCATGGTGCTCCGATGCAGGGAGCCCCGCTACAAGCTCCTACGAGAAAACCAGTCATTCCAAGTTTGCAGGGGACAGGAACGTCTCCCGTCAAACGCGTTTACTCGTCCATGGAGGACATCCGTAAACGCCGTAAAGAGCTCGAAGCTGCCGGTGAGTAGCTTCTAGGATTCTCTGCGAGAGATGCGATCTCCAGAGAGAAAGCCCTTTGTTTTTGGGGACGGAACCAACCCCGCCAAGGTTCCAGAGTCAGTCCCTAATCCCAAAAACAAATCTTTCTCTATGGAGCATACGCCATGACGTTGGCACGTACCTTTGCCTCGATGTCGAACGAATACATCACCGGCAAGCTCTTGACCGAAGAACTGGTCAAGCGCATGTGGTTCTTCTCGGAAATCGAGCATGTTCAAAACTGGAAGGGCGGCACAATGCCGGTTCCCTTCGAAGGCAACCCACCTACCTCGATCTCCTTCAACTCGCTGACCGCGTCTAACGACATCGCCGAAGCTGACTTCGTTCGCGGTGAAGTGACGACTCAGGTGAAAGCGGCTCACTCGCTAATCTTCAACCAAGAAGACTTGGCTGAGCATGACGGCAAGATCCCTGAGTCCACATTCTTGGACGTCATGGACCGTACCGTTGGCCCAGGCATGACGTTCTTCAAGGAAGCTCTCTCCCACCAGATGATGGCTGGCCCGTCGGTTGCGACTGTTACGGCAGAAGCTTCTTCGGCAAGCGGCATCTATACGCTGAACCGCATTGAGCGGCTCAACAAGGGTCAGAAGCTGGTCCTTAAGGACTCAGCCGGTTCTGTCTCTGTCTACGTGAAAGCGATTGACCTCAACTTGGACAAAGCGACCTTCTCTCTCTCTCGCGGTGGAGCAGCAGCCGACCTGTCGGCTTACACCATCGCTCAAGGAGCTAAGTTCTACCACCCAGGTGGTGAGTCCGGAACCTTCACGTCGATGCGTTCAGCCCTTCTGTCTTCGGCCAACGGCGGAGCAGCGACTCTCCACGGCAAGACTAAACTCGACTACCCCTACCTTCAGGCGATCAACCTCTCGGGCTCGGACGTCACGGCGTCGAACATCCTGGAGAAGCTCTTCGACTTCTACGTCAACGTGCGTAAGAAGGCTCGCGGCAATGCCGACAAGCTGGTCATGAGCTTCAAGCATTGGGGCTCTTGCATGAAGAGCCAGCAGATCACCAAGGGTGCATTCAAGGTGGTCTCCGATCCGAAGAGGAATGAGTTCGGCTGGTGGGAGACAACCATCGCCTCCACGACCACAGGAGAATCCCTGTCGATCTGTGCAGTTCAAGAGTGGGATGACACCGAGATTGTCGCCTTCGACAAGGGCTCGGTGAAGATCTACTCGAACGGTGGCGTTAAGAAGCACAAGACGCCAGAAGGCAAAGAGTTCTACACGGTGCGTAACACCACCGGCTACCAGTACATCATCGACGTGCTCTTCCGGGGTGAAGTTGTTTGGCATGCGCCAACACGTAACGGCATCCTCCACTCGATCAGCTACTAAACCTAGGTCGAACAGAGCCGGGAGGGTAATTCCCCTTCCTGGCTCTCTTCGTCTCCCTTTTGAAAGGATTGTGATCTATGGCGATCACTGACGAGCAGAAATACTTGCTCAATAACCAGATGGGCTCTGTTGCTCATAAGGTTCAGTTGGGCACTTTGGTTGAGTCAGCAGAAGAAGGCGGACTTGCGGCTGGTGCGGTAGCGCTGGCGAATCTGGCGGCAGGTGTCACGCCAAGTCACGTAGTTAAGTTCGCAGGCAAGTTTACAAGTCTTGGTGGCGATGCAACCGAAGTCATCACGGTGACTGGTCTAGCGGCTACGGATGTCGTGCATGTCACTGTACAGACCAAGGGTGCTACGCCTCGTAGCATCGTAGAAGCTGTGCCGACGGCTGACACCATCACGGTGACGTTGAGCGGTGACCCATCGACTGACCACATCCTCGGATACTCGGTACTCAGAGCAGCATCGTAATCAACACATCACTCCTTAGGAGATAAAATCTATGTCTTTCAATCAGCTCGATCTTACAAACCTCGATAACGCCGAAAGCCATGCCAAGGCTCCAGCCAAACACGGTGCCAAAGTCGGTATGGCCAAGTGCATCTTTGATCCGAGTGCTGTCACTGCTAACCGTGCAATCGGACCTTATGATCTTGGCCTGACGATTCCCAAGAATTGTCTAGTGACCGGGGCTTGGTACAAGGTGCTCACGACATTCACATCGGCCACCGATGCTGGAACCATCGCTCTGAAGATTGTCGCAGCCAACGACGTTGTCTCGGCAGCAGCAATCTCCACTGGCACGACCTGGGATGCTGCCGGTGCAATCGAAGGCACTCCGAAGCTCGAGACCACGGCTAGCTGGCTGACGACCACGTCTGACCTTGCAGTCACAGCGACAGTCGCTGTGGAAGCTCTGACGGCTGGCAAAATGGTCATCTGGGTCCAGTGGCTCTACTACGGTGACGTTGTTTAAGTCTGGTGATCAGGGGGGGTCTTAATCGGCCCTCCCTTCTCCTTTGGGAGTTTCTTCATGGCACAAGACAGACGCGGCAGGCTTCTGACCGAAGCCCACGAGATGGTGAAGCAGCACCTCGTCTATGACGTTGGCGGACGGATGACCGACGTCTACACGGCACACACCGATGCTGCCAACGGCACTCCCTGCTCTAGGACTCGCTACACCTACGACGGTGTGAGCACCAGGATCGAGAATCGGAAAGAACAAGACGCCACCTGGGACTCAACTTGGGACATGGCTTAAGGGGATCTGATGAGCATCTTTGAGCACCAAAGATTCGAGATCTTCCATCCGGGTCAGCATCCGATGAAGCATACCCTTGCTGACTTCGGCTATGCGAACCCAGCTTTTGGCAGCCAGGTAACCAACCTTGAGCAGGCTATGGACTGGGTCCTAGCGGTGCTCTATCCGAGTGTTCAAGCGTCAGTCGCCAACCAAGCGGCGCTCCCTGCTGCTGGCAACACCATCAACGACATGCGTGTCGTCTTGAATGATGGGGATACTAAGGCTGCCACCTACCGCTGGGAGCAAAGGGAAGGTGACGCAGTAGCCAAGTGGTACAAGATCTACGACATGGACTGGGGCTATGACTCGATCCTGTCGGCCACACTCTCTAAGACTCAAGACATCTACGTCGTTCGTCAGGGCTATGATGACCTAGACGATACTGGCACTGCTCTGACTGGCGTTAATGCCGGTCAACACATCTACGGTGGCAAGTCTGCCTCTACTCACCTGACGCTTCACGCCAACTCTGGAGACGGCACTGGCGCTCAGACTGGTTACGTTCAACTCACCGACAACGTCAGACCGACTACCGATAGTGCTCTAAGCCTCGGCACAACGGCTTTGCGCTGGCTCAAAATCTGGACCGACGAAGTCACTGTCGGCACCATGACCATAGCGGCTGGGTCCATCGTAGACACCTCTGGACTGATTGACCTTGGTGCCACCAACCTGACGACGACAGGAGTCATCACCGCTGGCTCCATCACCGCTGGCACCAGTGCCACGTTTGGCACGACCACCATCGGTAATGCTCTTATCACCGACACTACTGGAGCAATCAGTTTCTCCAACGAGAACCTAACGACTACTGGCACCCTGGCATCAGGTGTCCACACGATCGGCACGTTGGTCTTGTCTGGTGCTTCGATTACAGACACGTCAGGCACGATCAGCTTTGACAACGAGAACCTAACGACAACTGGTGCCATCACTGGTGGTCAGGTCAATGCCGACAACCTCAGGCTTGACGGCAACACGTTGAGCTCGACGTCTGGTGGGATCACCATTTCGGCATTTGCGTCAGTGGTCGACGTTACGACAGCGATGACCACTATCGGCCAGACTGTGACTGGTACGTTGGGTGTCACTGGCCAGCTCAATATCGACAACCTCAGGCTTGACGGCAATACGTTCAGTTCTACGGATGTGAACGGTAACGTTGCCATCTCTCCGAACGGCTCTGGCCTGGTGACAACATCGGCCATCTTTCAGCCGACAACAGATGGACTGTTGAATCTCGGTGCTATTGGCAGTCGGTGGAACAAGATCTACTTCGATGACGCTCTCTCTGACGGCACGACTGAGATCACACAGGCAACGCTCCAGTCGCTTAGAGACATTAACGTGTCGGTCGCTTCGGGGATGTCCCTCTTCTACAACGGCACCAAGTGGGTTAGCTCGGTCCCAGACACCGAGGTCGACCACGGCACTGTCTCTGGCCTGGGAGACGACGACCACACTCAGTACGCTCTCCTGGCTGGTAGGAGTGGTGGTCAAGAAATCACTGGTGGTACGGCGTCTGGTAACAGCCTAACTCTCGAGTCAACAACCCATGCCGCCAAGGGCACCATCTTATTCTCGTCTGTCCCAGCTCCGACAAACGACAATGTTACAGACACTGGTACGGTATCCCTTCGTTGGAAGAACCTCTACATGAACGGCCAAGCGGTCGGCATGCGGCTGGCCAACTACACTACGGCTGGTAGGCCTTCAGCATCCGCCAGCAATATCGGCCGAATCATCTGGGACACAGACCTAGCCGACGTCTTCGTCGACCTTGGCGGCTCTTGGCGACAGATCACCAGCGAGCAGTACTACGAGGAAGATGCCGTCAACTGGGAAGGCACTGCGACCACGGTTACCTACAACGTCTCAAGCTCGGTCAATAACTCCAGAGCACTTGTCTGGGCTCTGAAGAAGAACTCCGACAACTACTTGCAGATCAAAGCTGATATCGACTTCCCAACTGCTACGTCGGTGAGAGTTACGGTCGGTATCCCGCTTGCTGCTGGTACCTACACTTTGATCGGGAGATAGTGGACTGAATGCCTACGCTGGACATCGAGACATTCCATAAAGGCATCACCGACAAATATTTGAACGGTGACCCTTCGGCTGCTCGGAAGATGGACAATCTTCTGATTGACGAGAATGGAAAGCTCATCCAGCGTCCTGGCATCACCATCTACAACTCTTCTGCTCCTCAGATCCCGGCTGGTAACCAGCGGATTGATAGCCTCTACTATTTTGATACCACCCTCTTCGCCAAGTCAGGCACCAAGCTCTACTTTCTGAAAGACGGCGACGTTGCTTGGTCGACTCTTGCTGGTCCTGCCTACGATGCTTTTGCTGATAGCGAAGTCGGAGCCAAGGCCACATGGTCTGAGTGGCGAGGACATCTGTTCATTACCCCTGGACCTACTACCAACATCAAGACTGGGTGTCGAACGGTCAAGGTCTACAGGAATACGTCAGGAAATTGGGCGCTCCTTCAGGCGGGTCTACCAAAGGCCTACAAGATTGAGACAGCCACTGCTCCGTCTGATGTCGATGGCACTCCTCAGACCATCTGGTACTCGCTCTTTGTCCACGGTTACTACGCTCAGATAAAAGGCATCGACACATTCTTTGTCGACTACAGCGCTCCAACCGTTTTTGCTTCGACAGCAGGTCATGCCTTCAATTTGGCTATTGGCTATAAGCTCAACTTAGCCAACGCCTTAAACCAGAACTATCCGACGACTAACGTTAGGGTTTTGACTTACAGAACCCTAGACAACGGTATCGAAGCCTATGTCGATGACATCTCAGCGCTCGACACTGCTGTCACCTGCGATACAGCACTGGATAGAAATGTCAGCGAAAGTAAGCCAACGGTCGCTGTTTCTGCTCAGAACTTCACGGCTGCTGGCACTCTGACTGTCTCGACTGTAGATGCCTTGAATTTCTTCTTCGTCGGTCGAGAAGTCCAAGTAGAAGGGCCAAGCGGCACTCGCTACTACGCCATTGCAGTCAACTACTCGTCTGGCTTAGTTACGTTCTCTTTGACGAGAGGTGGAGCAGCAGCGACAGGTGTAGCCTATAGCTTGGTTTCCAACTCGCTTCGAGTAATCCTCGGTGAGACTCTCTACCCTGGTGCGACTGATGGCATCTACAATGATCCGATTCCAAGCTGTAACTTTTCCGCCATCATCGACAACTATGGTTGGTATGCAGGCTGTCAGGACACGTCATCTTCTGGTGGCATGCGGTCTAACCGCATCCTCCAGAGTAAGCCGGGCAGTGTGTCAGCGGCACCTGTTGGGAACTTCGTCGATGTTCCTGGCGATCACATCACGGCTTTCTCGTCGGTTGGTTCTCACCCAGTAGCCTTTACGAGAAACGGCACATTCAGGATCGAAGGTCGCTATGACGTCTTCGGTAACGGCATCGTTAGAGCCATTCAGATCTCAGACTCTGAAGGATCTGTTTCCCAAGACGTCATCAAGACGAGTGACGGCATCTACTTTGGGAGTGAGAACGGCTGGTGCTGGACCAACGGCTTTGATGTCACAAACCTTTCCAAGGTCCATCTAAAGACCACCTACTCCAACCTCTCGACTAAGACTCGGATGTCAGGCTGCTACGACACTAAGAACGGCTTGGCCTACTTCGGAGTTGAGTCCACCGCTCTCGTCTCAGGCATTACCGGCAAGAACAACTCGGCTTTCGTCTTGAACGTTAAGAGGACGGAGCTGCCGTCAGGCGTCTTTACGACCATGAGTGCTGGAGCCAACCTTCAGCCCAACTCTCTCCACTATGATTCGGCTAATGCCAGAGTCTTAATTGGAGACCAGCGTGGCTACGTATTCAAGCTGGATGACTCGCTCACGACCGATCCAGTGGTCAACACGGCTACGGCCTGGTCGACTTGGACTAAGACGGCCATTGTCTGGGACTACATCACTTCGGCCTTCGCCTTTGGCTCTACGAGAGTCGCCAAGTGGATGTCCGATATCACGGCGATTGCCAAGAACCTCACCGGCAATGTCTCGATCGACATGTGGTCCTACAAAGACGACAGGACGACGGGAGTGCAGATCAAGGCGGTGAGGGAGCGTTCCATCACGTCTGGTCTCCACAAGATCTTCCGTAGGTTCCCTAAGGGAAATCTCTCCTGTCTCTACGCTCAGCTTCAACTGAAGAAGGGCTTCGTCGTCATCGCCAGAAGCAATGACTACGCCTTAGCGACCTTGAGTGGTGCTGCCAACACGGCTCTTTTAGCCTCTGGCACCTGGCCTAACGACGGCTCTGACAGCCTCGTTGGCCATCACCTCTATCCGGCCATTGCTGGTGCTTACGTTACTGGCTGGGAGATCATTACCCATTCAGGCGACACGCTGACTGTGGCAGACACTGGAAACACTTTCCCTACGGCATCAGGCAACGCCTGGGTGGTGAAGGGGTATCCGAAGAACGAATCCCTAGAGCTTCATAGCCTCGGCATAGACCACTCGCTTCTTGGCGAAGGTTATCCAGAAAGGAGCGACCAAGGTGGCAACGCCTAGGACGAACCAACTGGACATCAACCTAAGTCGGATCTCAGACGTAGCAGTCAGAGACTGCATGAGTTCTTTGATTACGTTCGTCAACTCGATGTCTCAGGGGCTGAGAACTGGCGGTGACGTCAAAGGCAAGTCCATCGCTAATGACGTTGGCTCGGCTGGTCTAGATAAGAACGGCGGTATCTTTGGCAGCTTTCTAGAGCTGGATAGCGGCGGTAAATTCAGAGTCAAAGTGGTGTCTGGCACCAACAGCGCTCTCGCGGTCAAGACCATCACTGTCCTTGATCCCTACATTATCGTCGGTGCCTTTGGTGTCACTCAGCTCAACACCTCGACCACCTGGCAGGTGATGACGACTGACCCAACAGTCTCCAGTGCCAACTACATCAACGTCATCATGACGAATGCGCAAACAGTTGAAGTCACCAGTACCGACGTCAACACGTCCAACGCTTTCCATCTCGTCGTCTTCTACAAATAGGTAGCCCATGGCCATCACGACCAAGTTTTTCACCTGGACCGAGATCTGGACCAAGATCAAGTCCGAGCTCGACATAGATGACGACGACGACTTCATCGACGAGACGGAAGCCATGTCTTACGCCAATGATGGTGTGGACGAGGCAGAGGCTGAGATCCTTGAGGCCTATCCCGACTACTTTCTGACGAGAGGCACCATCACTCTCGTAGCTAGCACCGACGAATACGTTCTACCGACAACTATCTATGCCCACAAGATTCGGGGCATCGTTTACTACTCAGGCTCCAACGTTTACGAAGTGAAGCGCATCAGAGACTGGAAGAAACTCATCTCTTACCGTCTTGCTCGCACCAATTCGTCTGGATCTGGCGACTACGGTTACTTCATTCACAACTCAACCGCTGGTAGCCCTAAGATTGCTTTCTCCCCTATCCCCTACGAGTCGGGACAGGTGATGGAGGTTTGGTTCATTCGCCAGGCTAACCGCTTTACGACTGGCGCTGACCCTTGCGACATCCCCGAGTTCTCGAGCTTCGTTGTCGACTTCCTCCGAGAGAGGATTGAGTACAAGCGTGCTGCTGGGAGCCCTAGGCATGCATCGGCATTGGCTAAACTCGAAGGCACCAGAGGTCGGATGGTCGACACCCTGACAACCATGGTGCCTGATGCTGACAACGAGATTGAGCCTGATATGAGTTCTTACGACGAACATAACTAAGGAGAAGGTGCCCTATGACGCCCATGCAGATTGTTAATCCGGCAGCAGAGACTCGTCCTGACGGAAGACCCGTTAGACCTGGCTTTCAATCCATTCTCGGATCTTCCGGGAACCTTCTAAGCCCATTTCAGGCCAATGCTAATCAGGCCAGTGCATTCACGATGAAGACCGACATGAACCCCTGGATGAATCTGCAAAATAAGCAGATTGGTCTGGAGCAGTCTGGCATGCGGGATCAGTTGAACAGAGACACCAACCTTGGTCTTGGCACTGGCATGAGTAACCTCGCTGCCTCAGGTGGTATCGACTCAGGAGCTAGGGAGCGGATGGTGACCAACTCTGCTGCTCAGAGGACTCAAGGCCTCTCGGGCATTGGCCAGCAGTCGGCCTTAGCCAGGAACAACGTCGGTATCCAAGGCGAGCAGATGAAGCAACAGGCCGATCAGTTCAACACCAATGCTCTGAATCAGAACTCTCAGTTCAACGCTGGAGTACTGAATCAGAACTCTCAGTTCAACGCCAGTAACGCTATTGGCGGTATGGGCATGCAGAACGCTTTCAACTCCAACCTCTTCAACCAAGATATGGCTGGTTGGGGAGCGCAGAAGACGGCTGATGCTCAAGCTAGAGCTGCTAACAAAGAGGAACCTGGCTTCCTCGGCATGGGTGGCGCTCTCGGTACTGGCATTGGTGGTGAAGGCGGCATGTTGGGCACTGGCCTCTTCCGCAAAGGAAGCGGCGGTGGCTACAAAGTTTGGTGATTCCACTTCAGTTCTAGAGAGGAGAGATAGACATGAATCCTTGGTTGTTGATGGCCTTAACGACGGCAGTCGGTGCTCGCAAAGGCGAAGAAGATAAGGGCAGAGAGAAGAAGCAACGTCTTCTGAACTCCGAGATCACTCGCTACTCGCCTTGGACAGACATTGGCCAAGAGGCTGTTCAGGCGGCTGACCCTACTGGCTCCATGATGCAGGGTGCGATCTCTGGCGCAATGATGGGCCAGGGTATGGCGAGCACTGATAAGCAGAATGCTCTGCTCGATGCTCAAGCCAACTACTACAAGCAACAAGCCTTGATGCAAGCTCCTGGAACTGGACCTCATGCGCTACTCCCTGGCCAAGGTCCTTTGATGGCGAAAGGCTACTGAGATGGACAAGTCTCCATGGAAGGGAATGCCCTTAGTACCTATTGATCCTAATCGCCAACAGCCTCTCCCCAAAGAGCAGGCCTTCTGGGACTTCAATGGCTCGGTAGGTCCTAATGCGATGCATAAACCACCAGAGACTCTGCCTATGGAGCAGATGCCTTACGCACCAGGAGTTGATCCCGGTATGGCGTCTCTCTACACACAGGCATATGGCGCAGAGCCTCCTCCTCCTCCTGCTCCTCCTGGTGGTGGTGGTGGTGGTGGTGGTGGTGGAGGCTTCTTCACCGACTACGAGAAGGCTCTACAGAGCCTGAAGGAGAGATCCGACGGCCTTGCTGGAGCTCAAGCCAGGTCAGCCGAACCTCTTCGCCGAGACATGATGAATCAGACGGTGGGAGATATTCAGTATGACCTCTCGCCACTAGCAGCCTTGGTGGACACTTGGTCAGGCTCGAGACTCGCTCAGTCCTACAAGAATCCTGAGACCGGCAGAGAACGCCAAGACACCATCAGGAAACTCCAATCAGGAGTCTCCGGTGCAGAGATGCAGTCTGAGGCAACGAAGTTTCAAGGTTTGAGGGATCTCGCTGCTGGTCAGTTTGACCTTGGGAAGCTGAAGCAGGACCAAGACTACAAGAACAAGATGCTAGGCATGGAGCAGGAGAAGCTTGGGATTGAGAGGCTTAAGGCTGGGACTGAAAGGCTTAAGACTGGTGGTAAAAGCCAAGGCAGAATTCTTGGAGAGAGCGCCATCAAAGACTATGGCGAGCTGCAAGGCGTTGTTGCTCTGGCTGATGATCTTGATAACGTTATCGTCAAATCTGCATCACTGATGGGTCCAGTCGAAGGCCTCTGGACAATAAACCCCTGGAACTCTACACACAAAAAAGTTCAAGCAAAGTTCGATCTAGTTCGGCAGAAGATCGGCAAAATGCTTGAAGGTGGCGTTCTTCGCAAAGAAGACGAGGAGAAGTACACCAAGATCATGCCGGTTTTAACGGATAAACCAGGTGTTGCTCGCGACAAATCTCGCCAACTTTCCATCCTGCTACGCAAAGACCTAGCTCGCGTCATGGATAACTATGGTCGTGCTGGCTACAACGTCTCAGGCTTTGCTGACCAGACGGGAGGCTACATGGCTAGCGGTGGAAAGACAGGCGGCGAAGCCAATGAGTGGGGTTTAGCTGTCGGCCAGAACATTGATGGCAGGAAGTACCTCGGCGGCCATCCAAACAATGAAGCCTCTTGGGAGTAAGCCTTGGAACCCTGGGAAAGACAGTGGACACAGAAAGTGGCTCCTAGCGGTCAGGCATCTCCTAGTGCCACCAAGAGTGAGCCTTGGAAGCGTCAATGGGAAAGCCATAAGCCATCTCAGGCAGCAGAGTCTGAGACTCTTCAAGAGATGCATCCAGCCTTCTCCAAGGCTGACCGCTTTGTCGTGAAGACATTCGGCAACGACACAGAGGCTGCCATCCAGAGTCTCCAGAAAAGTCACCCAGCCCTTGAAATCACCAAGAACGACTACACTGAGCAGATCAAGGCGAGGACTAGAGGGAAGAACGAACCCTTTAAAGTTCTGGACCCTGATACGGGTTTCTTCTCGTCTGACTTCGTGAACGACGTCACTGACGTTGCTGGCGATGTGGGGACAGGTGTCGCTACCACCGGGCTTACAGCTCTTGGTGCCCTAGCCGGTGGTGCAGCAGGGGCAGCAGCCGGTGGTATTGGAGCTGTGCCTGGAGCCCTAGCCGGTGGTGCTGCTGCTGGCGGTCTATCTGCCGCTGCTCTAGAGGCCTTGAGGCAGGCGGCTGGTGTCGGCCTAGGGGTCAACCAAGAGGTCAAAGGCGATGACATAGCCTGGGCCGGGGGCACTGGTGTTCTCTCCCCCCTGCTCTTCGGCGGTGGTGCTACAGCCAGTCAGGTTGCTGCCAAGGCGGCTGGCAAAGGCTTGATGACCTACGCCAACCCGTTCCTCGGAGCCAAAGAAGGGATTAAGAACCTCGCCAAGTCGACCGTTAGGACAGGCCTCTCCAAGACTCCCTTTATGAAGGGCTTGGCTCAGCATGTTCCAGCCAACGTCGACCAGTCGATGCCAGCGCTCCTTGCCCGTTACGGCAGCGAGGGAGCCGAGGGTCTAGCGAATACCCTGACCAAGTCTCAGTCGGGTGTCCCTCGGCATATCTTCGGGAAGTTCAAGAGCACCTTGCCTAAGGTGGCTGAGACCACGTCTGGCATCCAAGCCGACGTCATTAGGACCTACGCCGATAACCCTGATGCCATCGAGAACCTGACGGAAGGTGGCGTTAGGAACCTAATGGTCGACACCATCGACTCGACCAAAGGCACGATGGGGAAGAGACGAGGAGAGATTGGCGATCTGATGAATACGGCGAGAACTCTTGCCGACGACATGGCGGACATGGCTGACCTGGCAGGAAGTCCAGACGAAGCCATGAAGTACAAGGTCCAGACATCCGACGTCATGCAGCCCTTCCAAGAGTTGATGGAGCAGGTAGAGGAAGCTGCCAAAATCGACGGTACTGAGATCGACCAGGACGCAGCCAAAGCTGTCAGCGAGATCTACAGAAAGTACTTCGTCAAAGAAGTCGTAACGACTGGTCAGACGGCCTTCGGAGCTCCCCTCGTTCAACAGACGGTCAGACCAGCCATGAAGGCGTCTGAGGCATTTCGTCTGAAGCAAAAGCTTCTGAAACTCGCCAAGTTCAACCCATCAGATGGGTTTAAGTCTGGTCTCCCTAAGGGAGCAGACCACGTCCAACAAGACATCATCATGGCGGCTAGAGAGGCTATCGGCCGTATCGACGACCAACTGGACCAGATCACTAAGACCGCTGGAGTCGACGGTGCTGAGAAGCTCGGTATCCCCTTGGACCCAGACTTCTCCTACCGCTTCGCTCAAGACGAGTACTCGATGCTGAAGGAAGACGAGAAGCTTCTTGGCCAGCTCCTTAGAAACCCAAGACAAGCCCACAACACCCTCTCTAACCTCGGCAATAAGACCAATAGGACAAACATGGAAGGTGTTATGGCTATAGACGCCAAATACGGCACCAACCTCGCCAAGACGTCGAAGGAACTAGCAGCCCACCGTGCCTTCTCTGATGCTCCCTGGCTCGCTATGTCGGGAGGCGGAACAACGTCTACGTCTAGAACCGTCCCTCTCTCTGATTCCCTAGGAGGCCTTTTCTACTACATCGGTGCCAACTCAGGCCTAGGCCAGGGTGGAGCCGGTATCGGTGCCAGTGTCGGTCAGACACTAGGTGGTGTCGTCGGTGGACCAGCAGCTATTAAGCGGTATCTCCGCATGAACAAAGCCGTGGGCAAAGGGAAAGGCCTCATGCGGGATGCAGCACTTGCTCCCAACCGGGTCCTTACACCTTGGTCGCTCATGGAACAAAGGAGCCTAGAAGAATGAGTTTCACTCTGAACTACGCACAGATCTCGAACCCTAACTTCATCACTGGTCTAAGAAAGATCGTTCAGAACGACAAGTTCACTGACCCTAAGAGGGCATACAACTGTGCTCGGATCGGTAGCCTGATGGACCTAGAGCTGAAGACATTTCATGACCTCCGCTTCAAGTTCAACAAGAAGTGGAAAGAGATGAGGCCTGAGAATGTCGAGAGTTCAACAGAGGCTGACAAACAGAAGCTTGAGGAACTCAAAGTCGAAGCCGACAAGTTCGCCGAAGTCTCCTTTGAGATCCCTCGTCACAAAGTGGACTTCGAAGACCTTGCAGGCATTGGGCTTAGTCCGAATGAAATCCTCGCACTTGAACCCCTGCTCACTAACCTTCCGGAGTGAACATGCGTAAGGCCATTTACGGTCTTCTGGCTCTTCTTGTCCTAAGTGACATCGCTGTCGGAATGGAGGTCAACGGAGAGCTCAAGAAAGCGCTGCTGGAGAAGCAAAGCTCAGACCCAACAGGCTATGAAGCTCGCGTCTACTACAACACCACATCCAAGAACCCCAAGATCTACAACGGTACGTCTTGGTCGACTCTAGGGTCTGGTGCTGGGTCTGGCGAGAAGAACTACGTGTCTGCCGGAGCCATTTCAGCTACCGGCTGGGTATGTGTCGGAGACTTAGATGTCGCCACGACGACGACAGCGGCGGATCTTCCACGCGAGTACACGACTGCAAGCGGCATCAAGATCACGGCCGATTCGAACGTTCAATCGGTCGCAGACTATTGCTACTTCGACTTCTCGCTGGATGACGTCGACATTTCGAAGAAGCTCAAGATCGCTTGGTCTCAGAAGACTACGGGTACCTACGTAGCTGGTGACCTTGCTGCCGTGATCACGACGCAGGCTGACCGGACGACAGCGCTTCACACCCCGATCACGACGGCGGTCCCATCGGCTGATGGTGTGTTCACGACATCATTCGATGCATCGACGACGGCGACTCTGTCCCTGGTGATTCGCTCGACGACTGACATGGCGACTAACGGCGGCATTGTGATTTCGGATGTTGTGGTTGGCCCAGGCACGCAGCCTCAGGGCGCGGTTGTTGGCGAGTGGCAGACATACACGCCGACAACTACAAACTTCGCGACAGCAGCAGCAGCCAACCGTATTGGTCGATGGCGTCGTGTCGGCGACAGTATGCAAGTACGGATTCGCGCTGAGGCAAACGGTGGCGGCACAGGCGCCTACGATTTTTCCATGCCGTCCGGACACACGATTGATACTGCCAAACTATCGACTACTGGGGTCTACGGCAATCTCGGCACTGCTGCCGCATTTGACTTCGGTGTGGCGTTCTACTCCGGCACCGTTGTTTACGGTACGACGACAACAGTCACAATTTTGGATGGCGACGGTTCCGGCGCAGCCGCTGATTACTGGAAAACAGCCCAGCCGTTCACGTGGGCTAGCGGCGATATTGTGACGCTAGATTTCACCGTTCCAATTTCCGAGTGGTCCGGTAGTGGCACAATAAATTTAGCAAGTAATGATGTGGAATATGCATCGGTAGCGGGCACCTGGGATGCTGACTCCTCTACAACTGTCCACGGACTCGCTGGCACGACGATGGGTGGTGCTCTTACTGCCGCGCGCGCAAAAACGATTACGTGGCAAACGGCAATACAAACGGGCGACATTATATCGCTTCTAATCGACACCGGCACCGGCTATCAAACTGTACCGACAAGCACTGTCCCAGCACACAGCGTTCAAAACACCACGACCTATGGCGCATCGTCGCGCGGACCCGCATCCGCCACAACGTCAGTAATCGACTTCGGCCAGTATAGGGCACCGTCTGGCGCTACGTTTGCCTCAGCCGGTAGTGCGTGGCTGAACACCTACAAATGGGTGGCTGTTAAACACAAGCCCGGTCAAGCCGTTGGTTATGGCCATGTCGCGCAAAGCTCCTCAGGCTTGGTCAAGTCCGCTGGCCAACTACTCGGCACGAACACGAATGACGTAGCAGCGACGGGGTTTGTTGGCGAGTCTGTTTATTCCGGTGTTGCGGCAGGATCGGCAGTGGCGCAAACGACATCAACGGCTACAACAATCACGTCAATTTCACTGACGGCTGGTGACTGGGACGTGAGCGGATCGATTGTATATCTACCGGCCGCCTCAACATCAATCACTGAGCTTTCCTCAGTCGTCAGTAAGACGACAAACAGCGTCGGTTCTGCATTGGTTGGGCAGATCGTTAGTGGGGAAAGCCGCAACACAGTTACTTCTGTAGCGAGCGTGCCCGGCTCTGGTGCCAACGTCTCTGTTCTAACAATGCCAACACGTGTTTCTTTGTCTTCGACAACCTCAATGTTCCTAGTTGCGAGACCCGTGTTTACTGTTTCGACAATGACGGCACACGGCAGCATCTCCGCTCGAAGGGTCCGCTAATGAGATGGCTTTACATCGCTTTACACATTTTGACTTTGACGGCCTGTGGCGTCTTCAAGTCGCATGACGAAACCAGCGGCTCTCTCCAGACAGCCCAGCTTCTCTCAAAACGCGACTCTGTCCGCTCGATGATCCTAGAGCAAAGAGACCAAGTAACAGGCTGGCCATCTAAGGATGACTGCGATGGGCTTCTTTGGGCTGGTCTACTGGCTGCTAGCGGTATCGACGTTGATCTTTCCCTTGCTGAGGATTTGCCAGGACATTGGCAAAGGCGTCCTCTTCCTTGTTGGACTCCGGAGGCAGGAGACGTTGGCAGTAAGTCCACCATCTCATCCGACATGGTCACAGGGCTCCTCTGGTCAGCATGGAGAGCGAAGGATCTAGCATTGCTCCAGCGGTTTGCTGCTCTAGGTGAAGCTCACGAGGAGCGAGTAGCAGGTGTCAGGCTTGGGTGGATAGTCGGAGAGCCTTACCCTGCTGAGGCCTCTAGAGTCGTCATCCGCCAGAACCTCTATGGCCTCGTCGGTCGGATGATCTACCAGCTCTCAGAGGGTAAAGACGACCGTAGTTACCGGCATGAGTCGACTCTCTACTTCGACGTCAAAGAAGACTATGCGCGCCACATTCAGACGCTAGGGATTCTGCTCCAAGGGGAAGTGAGGGGAGATAGCCACGGCTTCAACGTCGTCTCAGTCTACGAGGACGAGCTTGAGCGTCTCCATGCCAACAAGAACACTGACCCGAATGATGCTCTCTTCCAGACGTCTGTAGCGATCTACGGCGGTGACTACAGCGAGGCCTACAGGCTCCTAATGGATGATGCCTACGTCCATCCAACCTACGTCCGAGGTGCTGAGATCTATAAGTTGGTTCACTGGCTTTTCGCTGCTGAACTTGTCTTAAAGTACAACGCTGATAAAGCCGATTCAGAATGACCATCCAAGACTTCATTCTCGAAGCCTTGAAGATGATTGTCCCTGTAGCCATCGCCTATATCGGCGTCCTCAAGACCCGCACCGACCTCGATATTCTTTACGCGAAACATCGTGGCGACGAGAAAACCAAGATGCGGCGTAGGTGGTATCACCGCTTCGCTGCCAGACGAAAGGATTGGTCAGATGATTCAAGCCATCGTTAATCTCTTGCCATGGAAGACCATTGCGAGAGCATGTCTTGGCAAGTACCTGAGCAATCCGAAGCTAAAAGAACAGGTCTTCCTCGACCTAAGATCTCAAGCGCAGAAGACCGAGACGAAGTTCGACGATGCGGCAGTCGATACGTTCGAGGACATGTGGAATGTCGTGATGCCTGTGTTGCTCGGGAAGCTCTAGGCCTCCATCCCAGCTTCGAGCAGCGCAACTCTTGCTACCTCGATTAATTCCCCTAGCTTCTCGCGTCTTGTGAACTGACTTCGCCCTAAGCATCTGCATCCACCGTTTGTGTGCTGACCGCCTTTACTGTCGCGGAACATGCAGTTGCCATCACTGCAACCAAGAACAGCAAAGTGAGCGAGAGCATCCCTTAGTCGCTTTACCTCTGCGCGGGATTCGTCGCGTTCTGACATCCACTTACCTAGGTTTGCACTTATGACACTGCTGTAGTTTAAGTCCGAGAACCATTCTTGACCGCATCTGCAGAAGTGGTGCCTTCCTTCCTCGTAATGCACTTCAGTGGTTCCGCACTCTGGGCAAAAGGTCCACAGGTCGGGCTTGTCGGTCATGTCGTCTCCATCCCAGCTTCGAGCAGTGCGGTGCGGGCTACGTCGCCTAATTGACGTTCGCGTTCTCTAACATTGCTCACGTCCCCTCCCCCTTCACGTCACGTGGCGGCAGCGTTGCGACAGTTTCCGCCAATTTCGTGTCGGCGTCGCCACGATCCACGTCATTTCGCCATTCCGGCTCTGTGAACCGAATTACGTCCTTCGCAGCATCCGCCACGCGCCATAGTGCTACGTTCTCAGCCCTCGCAGCGTCACGCTCAGATTCAGACAGCGCAAGCCTCGCCCGAATAGCCAGATAATCAGCGTCACAGAACTTCAGGCTGTTTGACGAGCACTTGGAATACCAATCATCTAGTTCGGCTAGCTTCTCGTCTGTGATCGGCTTCATTGGTAGGTCAGGCTTGTCGGTCATGTCTTTTTCGCTTTTTGTTTCTTTGCCCATGCTCGCCTCGCCTTGCGATTCATTTTGCGGACTCGCGGCAGCTCTGCGTCAGAGATCGGCACCTTTGGCTCGTTGTAATAGAAGTCACTCAGCGGCTTGATATCTCCGGTGTCAGGGTTCATGTCACAACCTCGCTAGTGAGCAGCGCGTGGCTCGCATAGCAAACCGGGCAATGCTCTGGGTCCGTATCGTCTGGGTTTTTACAAACTCCGCCCATGTCTGCGATGTAGCGCAACGCCTGCTTTGCTGCCATTAGCTGGGTGCGAAGTGAGTCACGTTCAGCTAGAGCGGCGTCACGCTCGTCGTCGTTGACCTTTCGCATGCGCTCTTCGCCACGCAGATACGCGCTATCTCGCTCGTTTCGAGTTGTCTCTAACTCCTCAGCGTAAGCTGAGCATGCGCGAGCGTGGGCAGCGAGTAATGCAATTCGTGTTTCGTTCAGCTCAGCCAGCGCAGCGTCACGTTCAGTCAGCGCGTTTGAAGCCGTACACTCAACCGTTAGCAACATGCTCGCAGCACGCACGACGGCGGCTTGAGCAGCGTCACGTTCGGCGCGGGATAGCTCAAGCTCAGCAAGCGCATTGTCACGTTCTGTTTCACCCCTGACTATGCGATGGAAATGAGCAGTGTCACGTTCAGCTTCCGCTTTCTCAGCGCGGGCCAGAGCTGCGTCACGTTCGGCTTCAAGGGAAGCTATGCGGTTCAAGTCATGGCTTGGATCATAGAGATGCAATACCTCGATTACGCACCCGCTGCGCGCTTGTGTTAGGCAGCTATAGCAATAGCTTTCCCAAGATCCGTGGATCGAACATTCGCCGCTTCTTTCGTTTGTGCTCACGTCATCTCCGTTTGTTTAGCCATTGCCATAGCCATAGCCATAGCCAGAGCCATAGCCAGAGCCATAGCCATAGCCAGAGCCAGAGCCAGAGCCATAGCCAGAGCCAGAGCCATAGCCAGAGCCAGAGCCAGAGCCAGAGCCATAGCCAGAGCCATAGCCATAGCCAGAGCCAGAGCCATAGCCATAGCCAGAGCCAGACCCAGAACCATAGCCATCGCCATCGCCAGAGCCATAGCCAGAGCCAGAGCCATCGCCAGCTATTGCTTCCATACCTTGACCCCTTTAATCGACTCACGCGCTTTGTCGGTCACGTCGAGAATCTCAATGACCTCCAGCAATTCGACTCGGTCGACTTCGCACGGGAATT